CATATGCGTCAAGCCGAATCCGTAGAACCCTACCCCAGGTAAGAACTTGTAATGAACAAAGTAATCTATTCTCTTACGAAGTGGATCATTCTGGTTGTAGTTTCTGCGAATGGATAAGATCGTAGACTGCTTTGGGAGGAGGGTAACGATGTAAGGTAGCTTTATCCCTGTCTCAATGCCTTCAGCGTCAACGTCCTCAAAACCGGGTATATCAAGATCAATGTGCATCTCAAGGATTTCACATTCATCAGAGCCTGAATCACCTGACGGTTTAACGCCCTGCAACTCATCAATCTCTTCGTTCACACCGTCTGCAGTGTAAGAAGGACTGGATCGATAAGATACGTCAGATTTCTTGTAGAATCCTGACAGTTGTAATTTCTTAACGTCATTGATCGACATATCAATAACGTGCGTAATTCTGGTTGCGCTGTCTAAACTGGATGCGCCATAAGGCACAACCATTTTTTCAGAAGGAATAAACCGTGATACCGGACGATCTAACGTCTGATCAAAGTGAACCTTTCTGAATGCACTGCCTGAAAGTGGCAGATAAAAAAGCATCTGGTCAGTCTCAGGGTCATACTCCTTCATCACCTGCGTGATCTGGTAGTTCATGAACTCCTGAACTCGTGCGGCCTGCAGATCGGTGTTAGGGCTCATCATGCCCACCACCTGCGTCTTGACCGGACCACCAGAAGGCAACATCTCTTTGTATGCCTGTGCTTGGAATTGTGTGACTGACTCTGCGAGTAACGGATGAATGATGCCGGATGCACCCTCAAAAGGTTCAGTTCTCTCCTCAAACTTCATGCCAAGGAACTCAAGCCCTTCTTTGTACTGCTCTTCCCACTCCTTACGAGATGACCTATCGTCCTCGTAGTCTGACATACAGTCAGAGTAAATACTGCCTAAGTCGCTATCATCAATAACTTGTGCGAGGTTTTCAAAGAAGTCTCCGCCTTGCTCCATTATTGGTGCAGGGGGCATACCCACAAGCATCGTGCCGTCTTCTAATATTTCATTCTGACTGTCATCGATGCCTGCAAAATATTCATCTACTTCAGGCTCTACATCAACTTCAATCTCTTTTGAGTTGTCCTCAATGCCCAAATCAGCTTTATCTATATCGTCAACACCACGTTCAATGGCCATATGATTTACTCTTCTTCAGTCTCTTTGTAGAGATTGTCAAATATCTGGTTTACGTCAAGCGTGTAGTCAAGATCCGACTTGGAATAATGAATGTGCTGTGACGGTTTAAAATCCGGTGCGCCTTCTCCTGTCTCAAACCAAGCAGGGTGCGTGACCCTCACTCTGTTATTCGGTAATGCCACTATGTTACCTGTCCACTTTCCTGCATCCAACAACTCCATCACATGACTTTGCTTATGTTGTGCAGGATCATCGCCTATTTCACTCTCTGTGTAGTCAACTGTAAAGAGATATTTTGCAGGATAGAACCCACCATCTATCTTTGCAATCCACGGACATGGCTGACATCTCTCCAACACATACACCGCATGGTGTCTGGAAGAACAATCCCAAGGCTGTGCGGCCCAGACTGGCATAGGTTCAGGCCAATCCTCAAAGGGGGTATCTCCTACCAGAGCCGTAATAGGCATCCTTGCCCACATAGCCCCACCGTGTACGTTCTCTTCTCCCTCCTCTTCGTCAGCTTCACACCCGGTGAAGATAACTTGAAAGCTCAAACACCTGCTAGGCAGGGTAGTCACGGCAATGACCATGGCGTGTATAAACTCACCCTGGTATCGCTCGTGATTGACCGTATACTCTCTCCTCACCCACGCCTTGAAGTGAGGAATATTACTTTGTAAATACGCCATACTTTTTTATCCATTTACCCAATTGCGACCCTCAAAAGGGTCAAAAGCCTTACTACATAATCGCACCGCCTCCACGATTCGCAGCACCCATTCCTCGTTTACTCTTTCTGACTGTGCCACCTTTGGAATAACCTTTCTTCTTCATCATACCGCCAGAAGCATAGCCCTTCTTCTTAGTCATGCCACCTTTGGCATAACCTTTTTTCGTCATGCCACCGTCTTTCATGTACCCCATTTTATTTCTGACTGCGGTAGGCAACTTCTTCAAGCCTTCTTGATCAGCACCAGCTTTCTTCAAGTTGGCAGATCCGCCCATGGCATAGCCTTTCTTCTTCATGGCTCCGCCTTTGGCCATGCCCTTGGACTTCATCATGCCGCCCATTGCATAACCTTTTTTCTTCATCATGCCACCCATCATCTTGCCTGCAACAAGATCAGACTTCTTGGTGGGGCGTGTTCCCATTCGATCAAATGCATTGAGATACTTTCTCAAATCACTCTTCTTGCTAGGATCAAGGCCAAGCTTGGTCAACTGCTCACGAGTGACATTGGCCAGCTTCTTGCCTCCCCTCGTGACATTACGATCTTTCGGACCTTTACCTGTAACTTTTCCAAAAAGAGAAGTCTTAACTTTAGAAGAAGCTTCTTTCTTCTTAGCATCTGCTTTCTTCTTAGCGGCAACTTCCTTTTTCTTTTTTTCAGCAGCCATTCTTTCTGTTCTTGCCTTTGATGTCTTGGCAAAACCAGTCATCTGACCTTTGGCTCTTTCGTCTGCTTTCTTTTTGTCGGCTGCTTTTTGTTTCTCTCTACTGCTATCAGTAACTGCTTTACCAATTCCTGCTGCACCTGCAGAAGTTAACGCAGCGCCTCCTATAAGAGCTTTAGCCTTTCTTTTTCCAGAAGCTTCAGCTTTTCTTCCTTTAATTTCAGCAGTTTCTTTTTTTTCTGTTTTTAATCTTCCTTTAGTTTGTTTTTCAAACTTAGGTTTCATTCCTTCAGAGTATGCCTTTCTACCTGCTTTGGTTTCAAAAGGATTAGCTTGTTGTTCTTTTTCTTTTTTCCTTCTTTTTCTTTGTTTTGCTTTGAGGGCTTTCTCTTCCTCTTTTAATTTTTTAGGAGTGAAAGCTTCATCAACTTTTGATTTTGCATCTTTAACTTTTTTAGAGCCTTTTTTAACGCCTTCTCTCAATAACGCTGCTATTGCTTTTGCTACCATGGCCGTGGTCCTTTCTAATAGTAGGAAATTTTTTTTCGGTACACTTCTTCTTCAACCTCGTCAGATTGAAGCGATATAAAGTTACCTTGTCTAAATCTTAGTACAGCTTGTGTCATAGAGTCTACATAATCATCGTGTTCTCCAAAAGGAAAAGATGCACATTCCTCTATAACTTCTTCTGCAAACAAGAAATCGGGAGCCCAAACAAGTCCTGACTCAAATACCGGGCTGGCAGAGTGGACTCTGGTCATCTTGTCGTTCCCTCGACTGGGGCGATAGTTCACAACAGGGATACCCATCATGCGGAGCTCGTGTGTAAGAGGCGTACCGCTGGCTTGGGACTCTATCAACACCATGTCAGGGTTGTATTCACGGTAGGTGTCATACGCAACGGCCTTCAATTCAGGGAAATCCCACCTGCCACGCTCCGCATTCAGCAGGATAATCGCGTCTGCCATGCTGTCACCGGGACTGAACACGCCCCAAGTGGTAATTGCACTGTAATCTGCGCTTGCCTTCTTGGAAAAAGCGGTGTCATAGGACTGAATAATGTAATGACAGCTAGGTGGCGAGTCCTTGGTCCAGATATTCCACCATTCTCGCTTGATAATGGCCCCTTCTTCCGAAGTGGGGTTCTGTTGGTACTGTGCATTCCACTTCATCACCGGAATCGAGGCCTTAACCGACTCTAATTCCTCTTTCTTCCAGAACTCTGGCCACAATACGTTGCCTGTGTCCTCGAAAATAGCAGGTAATTCAATGACTTCCCAGTTATCTGCGTGATTTTCGGTCTGTCTGCCCAATAATTTGCCTGTCAGGTCGATGGTAGACCAACGTGTCATCACGATAACGATGGCTCCGCCAGGTTGTAGACGCTGTCTGGGGCCAGATGTGTACCAATCGTAGGCTCCTTCCATGGCAGTCAGGGATAATGCGTCCTGTTCAGAGTGCGGATCATCAATAATTAATAAATCTGCACCCCGGCCTGTGATGGCTCCACCGACACCTGCTGCGAAATATTCCCCCCCCTGTGATGTTTCCCACCTTCCGGCAGATTTTGAGTCAGCCGCCAAAGAAACATTATCAAACATCCTCTTATATTCCTGAGTGTCCATAAGGTTCCTTACCTTTCTACCGAAACGTATGGATAAATCAGCGGTGTGGGTAGTCTGCATGATCTTCATGTCAGGTTTAAGTCCCATGACCCACGAGGGGAAGTACACAGAGGCGAATTCGGATTTGGTGTGTCGGGGAGGCATGTTGACGATTAAACGCTTACATTTGCCTTGAGCGACCTCTGTGAGCTTGTCTGCGATA